AGGAAGAAAGGGACTTTCAAATCAGAAGAGCATCCAGAGATGGATTAACTGCCGCTTGCCGGGCTTGCCTGGCTGAATATGACAAAGAGCGCGCGGGATTGCCACATCGAGTATCAGCAAGGAGAGAATATCAATCATCGGAACGCGGCAGAGAACGGTGTAACGCAGCCAAAAAGCGGTTCATTCAGAGCAACCCATGGAAAAGAAAAGCCCACATCATCGTGGGTAATTTTTTGCGCGACGGTAAGCTAATCCGACCACCACAATGTGAGTGCTGCGGATCAGAATGTAAACCACAGGCGCACCACTGCGACTACAGCAAACCAACCGATGTGATGTGGCTCTGCAAGTCATGTCATGTCGAGTGGCACAAACATAACAAACCTATCTACCCAGACGAGGAGCCAGTAACTCTCCCCTTCCCTCGTCACGCTATTCACGCAATTTAAGGACTTACATGAATCACTTAATGGTTGACCTTGAAACAATGGGCAACGGGCCATACGCGCCAGTTATTTCTATTGGGGCGGTATTCTTTGACCCGAATACCGGAGAAACAGGAGAAGAGTTCTCGGTAAATATCTCGCTTGAATCATCAATGCGATATCGAGCGCGTCCTGACGCTTCAACGATTTTATGGTGGCTGGAACAGAGTGAAGAAGCCAGAAAATCGCTAACCAGCAACACTCAGGAGCTTTCAACGGCTCTTTCATGGTTATCTGAATTCATCATAAAGAACGCTAACCACAAATTCGTTCAGGTTTGGGGGAATGGAGCATCATTTGACTGCGTTATTCTCCGAAACAGTTATTCGCTGACAGGGCAGCCAGTTCCGTGGCAGTGGTGGAATGACCGCGACGTAAGAACAATCGTCGAACTTGGGAAGGTAATAGGATTCGACCCTAAGCGAGATATGCCATTCAAAGGAACTCGCCACAACGCGCTTGATGATGCCATTCACCAAGCCAAATACGTTTCAGCGATCTGGAAAAAGTTAGCTAAATAATCAACAGGAGAAAACCATGCCAGCGCCTCTGTATGGTGCGGATGACGCGCGCCGCTGTTCCGGCAATTCCGTATCGGAGGTGCTGGATAAATTCAGAAAAAACTAC